GACTAATCATGTCAGTCACTTCCTCAATGTCAAGGTCTTCAAGTTCCTCAGAGCTAACATCCGCTAAAATAGCCAGTATCTCTATCTCTCTATTGAACACCTCAGGGATTGTGTACAGCTCTCTAATCTCTTTGAACTGTAGAACATCAATCTCACTCCACGATTTCGGTAGGTGCATCCTTAGGTATGTGTTTAGATAACTTTTGACCAATCTCTACTAGGTAAGGGACTGCTAACTCAGCTTTCAATTCTCTAATCAACTTTGCTTTCAGTTTAATGTGAGCATCTGTGTAGTGCTCTACTTTGGTCAAATCAGTACGCTTGAATAACACAGCTAACAACTCAGACAGATAGCCTTTATGCTTGGAGTTCATTATTTTCTCAATTGACTTAGTGTCTTTTACAGATAGCTTGAACTTATCCTCAAATGCTACATAGGTATAACCATCAATCTCAAGTGTGCTCACTAGCTCAGGTTTTCCTGACAAGTCATTGAAAGATTTTACTATCTCTTTGAACTCTTCAATCTCAACATCGTCCCATTTGATTGTAGGAACTCCTAAGAATTCAAACACTTGCAAGTACTTGTCAATAGCATCCAGCTCAGTGTCAGCATGGATTGTTGTAATTGTTTCAAATTGCTGTACCGTTAACTCGTTCAGTTGGTTAGGTACTTCAATGCCTAATATATTCACCATAGATTTTAATTTTTAACAAATATAATACTTTTTACAATATAGGCATGGATAGACCAGTCTATAAGATAACAATTGAGGATGAATATGCTGATGGTGAAAACCTAGGCATAGAAATGATTGCATTTACTTCAAAGCCTGCTATTAAGGTTAAAGGTATGGCATTCAATTCTCATGTAGCTATGACGTTCAAAGATGATGTAAAAATGAGAGTTGTTGCACCAGCAATGATTCCTATGAACATCTACAGAAAAGACGAGGATGGTGAAGAGTATGACGTTCAATTCTCAGCTGAGGTTATTGAGCAGATCCATTCTAAGTTCATGCAGAATTTACAGAACAAAGACATCTTTAATCTTGAGCATGACACTACTAAGAAAGTCCCAGCTTACATTTTAGAGGCTTGGATAGTAGACAACCCAACTACTGACAAGGCATTCACTACTTATGGCATTGAAGCTCCTAAGGGAACATTAATGCTAACAAGTCAAGTGACAGATAGAGCTTACTATGATGAGCTTGTTGAGTCAGGTCAGGTAGGCTATTCTATTGAAGGCTTCTTAGGGATGAAATTATCGGAACAAATTAAATTAAATACTATGAAATTACCTGATGGAGAGCATCTAATTGAGGATAAGATCTATGTTGTAAAAGACGGAGAGGTTATTGAGATTAAAGATGTACCAACCGAAATGACTGCTGACCCAGTAGCTGAAGAAGAAGAAGCTGTAGCGGCTGAAACACCAGTAGCTGAAGAAGAGGATGCAGAGGCAGACACAGCAGTGGCTATGGCTGTTGACCCAGCATTAGATGCTGAGGCTATTATTGCTATTGTACGTCCTTTATTAGAGGAGCACATGAATTCAGTTATTGCTATGATAGCTGGATTGAAAAATCAAATTGAGGAATCTATAGCTTTAGAGACTGAAGAAGAAGAAGTAGCACCAGTGGCGATGAGCTCGCATGAAAAGTTCAAAGAATTTGTAAAATTTTCAAAATCAAAATAAAATGACACGTAACCTTAAATTCGATTTAGATATCGAAACAAACGCACTTTTAGCTGCGAATCCAGAGGAGTTCTATTCAAAGGCATATTTGTCTAGTCCTGACATTCCTAACAACTTTAGAACTTTGCCTGGTGTAAAGTCAAAAACCAAATTAGCTAATGTAGTTTTTGGTCAAGTATTGCAAGCATATAACTGTGCTTTCTCTCCTAGTACAGATGTACTTGATGCTATTGACATTGACGTATGTTCTTTATCAGCAATGGCTGAGCTTTGTCAATTTGACTTAGAGCAATCATTCTTAGCATTACAAATGACTAAAGGATCAAATGGTGACTTTACTGTACCTTCATTCATGTCTTACTACTGGAATGAGATGGCTATGGTTATTGGTCAAGACATTGAGTTATTAAGATGGCAAGGTAACACAGCATCTGAGGATGAGTTATTGTCTTTGTGCACTGGATACTTATTTCCAATGTTCTATGATGCGGCTATCACTGGCTTGTATGCTGGTGCAGTTACTACTTCAAATGTATTGACAGTTATGGAATCTGTATTGAATGCGGCTCCTAATTCAATTGTACGTAGAAAAGCTGACTTAAGATTTTATGTATCTACAAATGTAGCTAATGCATACGAATTGAAAGCGGCACAAGGTAACACTCAAACATTCGTTACTTTACCATTAGGATTGACTTTCTTAGGAATCAATGTAGTAGCTTGTGAGGGTATGCCTGACAACACTATCTTATTGACTTTGAAAAACAACTTGATCTATGCGTTTGATGCTGAAGGTGATTCTAAGGCTTTAAAAGCAATCAACTTATCTGACTCAGTTGCTGAGCCAGTGTTGAGAACAAGAGCTAACATGAAGGTAGGTTTTCACTACACTAACCCATCTGAGATAGTGTTGTACAATCCATTCTACATCTAAGACATAAAAGGGAGGTAGCAATGCCTCCCTATTTTTTCAACTTTAAAATATAAACAAAATGGCATGTGATGCACTTCAGACCATCCTTAAGAGTTGTGACAACAACACTGGTGGTATTTATAAATTTTATGTGAATCAACAAGATAATGTTGACATGACTACATTGTCAGTTGATCCAGCTGATGACTACTTGATTGACACATTAGACTTAGTAGGTGGAGCTGATCCATTTATTGAGTTTGAATTCAGACGCAATACTTCAAGCTACACAGAGGAGTCCAACATTGACATCATCAATGGGTCTTCATTTGTAACTCAGACTATTAACCTAATGTTTCACAGACGTGAGTCAGTGAAGTCTAGTGCTATCAAAGTACTTGGATCAGGTCAGCAGTACTTAAGTGGTATTGTTCAAGATGCAAATGGCTTGTACTGGTTTTTCCCTTACTTGCAGTTGACTGCTACTGGTGAAGGCTCAGGAACAGCTAGAGCTGATGGTAGTAAGTACTCTATCACTCTTTTAGCTGAGAATGAATTTTTGGCTTTCCAAATTGAAGAGTCAGTAGTGACTACTTTAATTACACCAGCACCATAATCTATTCTTTTCTCCATAGATAAAGAGGCCTTGCAGAAATGTAAGGCTTTTTTTTAATTAAAATTTTCGCATCATACAATATAGGTATGATTTATCTTGAGAAAGACTCAACCAATAGCTTTGTGCTGACCTTAACTGAGGTCACAACCTTATCAAATGCTTACTATTTATTTGAGTTCGAGGATGAATTTAACACAACATCTAGCCCTATTTATTGGGAAGGTACAGATACTTCATTGTGGCCTTCAAGATTTAACCTATTTACTATCATTGAGCCAGCTGACATTGACTTCATTAAAGGTCAGTACAGATATAAGGTCTATGAGAGCTCAGCTCCTACACTTGACCCGACTGGATTGAACATGATAGAAGAGGGTAGGCTTGTAGTGGCTGGTGCAATTATTAACTCAATTTATGACTAATGGCTTGGTATAGTAGATTTATAGGCGCTAAGCCTCAGACAACAACAGAAGTAGTAGAAGGCTATCAGTCATTCTCTACACCATTCGGTAGAGTAGGTGATGCTAACTTGTCCCTACCTTATGTGAATGGTAGATATCAGATAGCTGGATACATTCCATTTGGTCAAGATAACATGTTCCCTGAGCTATTAAACCAGCTCTACTACACATCACCTCTACATGGTGCAATAGTGGACTTTAAGACCAATTCAGCAGTAGGTGGTGGTTATACTCTTAAGAGTGAAGGAATGACCAATGAGGATAAGCTAAAGCTGTATACATTTGAGAAAAAAATAAAACTTGGCAAAGTAGAAAGAGCAATTGCTCAGCAGTTAACTGTACACCATAGAGTTTACTTCAAGTTGTGCTACAATGCTAAGAGAGAACTTTATAAGATATACAATGTATCACCTGAGAAGGTAAGAATTGCTAGAGATAAAGTTACTTACTTTTTATGTGATGACTGGTCCGCTAGAATTGACGTGACATCTATAAAAAGATACCATCCTACCAATAGTGACCTTGAGCAATTGTATGTGTACGAGATTATGACACTAGGTCAAGAATGGTATCCACTACCACAGTACACCAGTGCTCTTAATTTTGCTTTCCTTAGTGGAGAGTTGAGCTACTTCGCAAAATCTAACATACAAAATAGTATCTTTCCTTCATTTGCAATGATGTTTCCAAAACGTCCACAGTCAGAAGAGGAGAAGTCAATGATAAAGCACACAATTGATAGGCTTAAAGGTGCGGCTAATGCTGGAAAGGCAGTGGCATTCTTTGCTAACAGTGCTGACCAACTACCTAAGATAGAATCTTTACCTACTAATGGCAATGATAAACTATTCCATGAGGCATCAGCTTTGAATACTGAGCAGATATGTTTTGCTCACACAATTGATCCTATACTTATGGGTGTTCGCACTACTGGTTCTCTAGGTGGTGGAGCTGACATCAAGCAAGCATACGTAATATTTGAGAAAAATGTCGTAATGCCATTGAGATACCAAGTAGAGGAGATAGTTAATGAGCTTTTGGAGATTGCTAAGATACCAGGCGAATATACAATCAACAACTTTCAAATCATTAATGAGACTATTGTTGAGATTGAAGGTGATGCTAGTAAAACAGCAGACGCTATCAACTCACTATCACCATTGGTGGCTACAAAAGTACTCAATGCAATGACTCCTAATGAAGTTCGCTCACTTGCATCCCTACCTCCTATAGAAGGTGGTGACGTAATACCAACTGAAACACCTACAATATGATCTACTTTATCACAGAGACCTACCTAAAGACCAATACACCAATCACAGCGAATGTAGATGTTACAGATGTGACTCCATACATAGCTACTCAGGCACAATTGAGAGTGATGCCTATCTTAGGGACTACTTACTACAATTATTTACTAGGAGCTTACAATGCTCAGACCTTGACAAATGATGAGGAGATACTTGTGACCTTCATACAGCCAGTAATTGCTTGGAGAAGTGCTGAGGATGCTATCTTTGGCTTGACTTATCAACTAAAGAACAAAGGTCTACAGACTCAGTTTGGTGATTTCTCAGCATCAGTGAGCAGAAGTGAGGTAGCATTCGGCATGGAGCACTACGCACAGAAGGCTTCATTTTATGAGCAAAGATTAATCAGATACTTGATAGCTAACAAAGACCTTTATCCTGGATTCACAGACCCTACCAACAGAGATACTGACCTTAGACCAATGATAGACCAATGCTCTTGCAATTGTGTAGGTCAATGCCATAGTGGATGCCCTTGTGGAGGGATGCGTGAGAATGGTTATAACAACTCAATACTAATATTATGACATTTAACGAGATAGCATTCTCAATTATTACTATATTAGTATCTGTTATCAGCTACTTTTTAAAGACCTTACATTCTGAAATGCAAAAAATTCAAGAGACACAAAAGGACATGATTGAACAGCAGTATAACCTGAGCAATAAAATAGACCTTGTAGAGCAAGAGGCTAAGTTGAAGAGCTCAGCTATAGAGCAGATGACAAGGCTTGAGATCAAGCACCTATCTAGTCAGATAAGTGAGCTCACAATTTCAGTAAAAAAATTAATCGAAATACAAATCCAAAGATGAAAAATATACAAGACCGCTGGCTCTCCAAGACTCCAAGATTTTGGAAGGCAATACAAAAGTATTCAATTTTAATAGGAGTAATGGCATCCGCTGGGATAGTTGCTCCAGTAGAATTGCATCCAATCATAGTGACTATTCTTAAGCACACCATTGAAGTGTGTACAGTGATAGCTACAATGTCACAATTAACTGTCGACGGTCATGTCAGAAGATAAGCTAAATTTAAGCAAGATCAAGCAAATACCTTTGCATCATTCTCAGTATGTTAATGAGAACACTAAGAAGCTACAGATAGTGTTGCACCATACAGCTGGCAACTCTTCAGCACCAGGCACTATCAAGATGTGGGATAAAGATGATAGAGGTCGTATTGCTACTTGTATTGTGATCTCAGGTAAAGGTCTTTCTAAGGATACATTTGATGGTGAGATTTGTCAAGCATTCAGTTCTAAGAATTGGGCATATCACTTAGGTATTAAACCTGATGTGTTCAGAGCTATGGGTGTTCCTTACCAAAGATTAGATAAAATGACAATAGGGATAGAGATATGCAATTGGGGGCCGCTTAAATTAAAGGATGGTAAGTTCTACAACTATGTCAATAGAGAAGTGCCCTTAGATCAAGTGTGTGTTCTTGATAAACCTTACAAGGGATACACTTACTATCACGCTTACACAGATGCACAGATAGAATCTGTAAGACAATTGCTAGTATACTGGCATGGTGTTTATGGAATCTCACTTACATACAATGAGAGTGATATGTGGTCAGTATCTAAGAATGCTTTGTCAGGTGTTGCTGGAGTATATACTCACAACAGCTATAGAAGAGATAAGAGTGACATATCACCACAACCTAAGATGATTGAAATGTTAAAAAACCTATAATGAAAACACCAAAAAAGAAAAGAGACTTAGATATTAATATTGACACTAAGAATGTAGATATTAAAATTAAGCGAAAAGATGGCGTGACAGACGTTAAAGTGGATACTCCTAAGGTAGACGTAGACTTTTATAAAGATAGTGACTCTAAGAGCCTTAATATAGATACTGAGAATGTTGACGTACAAGTCACCAATGGCGAGGTTAAAGTAGATGTAAATGAGCAGTCAGGATTTGTAGGAAAGTTAATAAAATTCTTGCTCAGAAGGAAAAAATAACTATATTTGTCACGCATGTATATTGTTTGGTTACAATAACACCCTAAGAGGGATGATCTAGGAATAGTTTATCCCTTTTTTTATGCAATCAAATGTTAAAATATGTTAAAATGTTTGCATATATGAAAACAGTTACTAACTTTGTTTCATAATTATTAACACAAAAAACAATATCATGCAAGGAACAATCGTTTATTTATTAGTGCTATATAGCATAGCAGCAACAATCAAAATTTTAACCTTAAAAACTAAGTAACATGCAAAATTTAATTAATCACATCATTCAAGAAGAGAAAAGATTGTGGAAAATGTATCAATTTGCCTGCCAAGAATTAGGCTATGACTCAAGAGGAGCTATCCAGTATCAATCAAAATGGCATCACTGCACTGAGCTAATTGAAATGTTCAACCTTACACCTCCTACTAGGAGAAACCTGAGCACATTCAAGCACAAAAAGTACACAACTGTTAAAACTTGTGAACAATGATATGCCCTGACTGCAATGGAGAAGGTACTATTGAGGTACACTACTGCACATTTGGTAATGAAATTCACTACACTGAAGAGGAGTGTGGCTGTAACAACGGATATATTGAACAAGATGAACTTAGCTGATATTGAGTCCTACTGGACTAAAAGAGGTCACTTTAATATACTACTTTATATAAACTATTTAAGAGCAAAAAATGAAAACATACAGAGTAACAATGAAAGACAAGTCCTTCAAGATAGTGAAGGCATACGACAAACAACATGCATTCCTGATGGTGGACAGATGGATAGGTTTAATCTTAAAAATTGAAATGATATGAAAGACACAGCAGTTAAATTCCTGATAGATGAAATCTCATGTAGATTCATAATATCTGAGGAGCTAAGAATAGCAATGTATAAGGCTATTGAAATGGAGAAAGAGCAGATAATTGATGCTTATGAAAATGGAGCTGAAGGTTTTGATTTCACAGCAGAAGAATACTACCAAGACAATTGTAAACCTGAGATAATATGAAACCAAAAGACAAAGCAATAGAGTTAGTAGATAGCTATAGGATAATGCTAATGAACAGTGATACTGAATGTGGTGAGGAGATACTATGTACTGTGATAGCCAAGTACTGTGCATTGATTGCAGTTGATGAGGTAATTCAAGCAATGGACAATGTTATGTTACCTAATCCATTTAAGCAGTATTGGAACAAAGTTAAACAAAAAATACAAGCATTATGAAAGCAACACATAGAATATGGTTAGAAGACACAGTAGAAGAGTTAGGTGGTTTTTGGTGGTATTGCTACCTTGACCACAATGGATGCCTACAAGATGAGAAGTATCCTGATGACCTTCCTGAGACTCCACAATGGTATATTAATAATGGTTATAAAGTAGAAGAGCTATGAATCAATTTAAAATGTACAGATGTATCAAGTTGATCCAACTAATGCAAGAAAGACCTAGACAAATTACAACAATAGAAAGATATCTCAATGTTTCAAACAGAACAATCTACAGATATTTTAGCCTATTCAAGTCATTAGGGTACCACGTGAATAAAGATAAATTTAACAAGTACTATTTAAAGCCTTTATGATAAAAGTAGGCAGTGATTTCTCAGGTGTTGGTGCGTTCAATCAAGCCTTGATAAGATTAGGTGTTGACTTTCAAGAAGTCTTCGCATGTGACATGGACAAGTATGCAAGGCAGACCTTCATTCATAATTATGGTGAGCCAAAATACTATCCTAAAAATGTTTATGATCGAGAGATTCCATCTGAATCACTTGATATCTACATGACTTCGCCACCATGTCAAGCATTCAGTTTAGCTGGTAAGAGATTAGGTAAAGGAGATAAAAGAGGTATTCTATTTTTTAACTCTCACGAATTTATTCAAGAAAATAAGCCTCGTTATTTTATATTTGAGAATGTCAAAGGTTTACTTTCAGATGATAATGGTAAAACATTCCAAGAATGGATAAACTACTTAGGTGGTAAGTCAGTTAATGGTTTACCAGTGATTTTTCCTACAGATGAGGCTGTACCTTATCACATTTATTGGAAAGTTTTGAACGCTAAAAAATTAGGTGTGCCACAGAATAGAGAGCGAGTTTTTATCATTGGTGTTCGTGATGATACGGATAATGTTTTTGACTGGCCGCAAGAAGTACATTTGACTACTAGACTTAAAGATGTACTTGAGGATGATGTAGATGATAAGTATTTTTTAAGTGAGAAAATGCTTGAATTGTTAACTTTTGATAATAAAAATAATGGTGAAATAGCTAATCTTAATAAAGGTGGTGAACGTGGATCTGTTTATAGTCAAGATACTGATTCCATTAGCTGTTTAACTGCTACAGATTTTAAACAACCAAAACAAATAATGGTTAAATCAGGCACAGCTTGTAATCAAGGTGTGATGGTAGGTGACTACAGAACTGATGAAGGTTTAAGGTGGAGAGCAGATGGAAACTCACCAGCTATTATGGCAATGATGCGAGACACTTGGAAAGAAAACTTTACTGGTCAAAATCCACCAATTATCAAAAAGGATTTCAAAATCCGTAGACTAACACCTAGAGAGTGTTTTCGACTTATGGACTTTCCTGACACATTCACATGGCCTGTAAGTGACTCACAAGCGTACAAGCAAGCTGGCAACAGCATAGTAGTAAAATGTTTAGAAGTAATAATAAATAAATTTAAGTTATGATAGATAAAATCAAATACATGATAGAGCTCCACAACCTATGCGATAAAAGTAGACAAAGAGAGCTGGTGTATAAGAGATACTATTTATTCTCTGAGCTGTACAAATTGAAAATAAATAAAACTCAGATAGGTAAAATAATGGACAAAGACCATGTTACTGTGATGCATGGACTTAAAGTAGACAATCAGTTTCAAAACTATGACAAGCTCTATGATGATGCAATTGCACCAATTAAAGACTATCTTTATCCACCAGTTCAGCTACCTAAGTACTCTATCTTTGAGGATGTTATGAAGTGCAACAACACAACTGATTTGAGAATCATTAAGGAGAGGATAGAGAATGATCAGTATAGGGAGAGAGATTAGGGCACAAGGGCACATTAAAGGCTCTATATCTATGTATATTAAAAATATAGTGTTTAGAGATATTTCACTGTTGGCAAAAAAAGGGAAAACAATGTGCCCTTGTGCCCTAGCTTATCTGAAAGCCTTATGAATACTAAGAAAAAGTCAGGGCACATTTAGGGCACATTTAGGGCACATTGATAATTTTACTAAAAAAATTGTAGTTATAAATAAAATTAGTAAATTTGCAAAGGGGTTGTCGGAGGCATCCACTTAAAAGGTTTTCTTGCTACCTTTCCCCTTATTTTTTTTTTAGCAAGAACTTAAAAGTAAGAAAACATGAACGTATCCATTTTTAAAAAGGTCACAGACACGACCAACCCATTTAACAAATCTGCTCTTTACTGCCTAGAAAGAATTAAATTAGGTAGATCAAAAGAAATTGTAGAGTTAATTAGAACTGTAGACAAAGATCAGCAGAAAAAACTAAAATCTACTCTTCCTGGTGTATGTTTTAATGGCACATTTAATCAAAGGTCAATCAAAGGAATAAATGAAAGGTCAGGTCTTATAATCTTAGACTTTGATAATATTGAAAACTTTTTTGAAGCTGAATTATTTAAGATTAATCTTATAAAAGATAAGTATGTATTCTCTGCTTGGATATCTCCATCAGGCAAAGGTGTAAAAGCTCTAATAAAAATACCTACAGAGGGTCTTCATAAAGGTTATTTTGATGCACTTGCTAAGCATTTTAACTCTGAATATTGGGATAGCTCAGGAAGTAATATTGATAGATTTTGCTTTGAATCTTATGATCCTAATTTGTACCTTAATATTGACTCAATTACTTGGACTACAATAGAAGAGCCTGAGATTGAAGAAGTAGGATACAATGATGTTGTAATTGCTATTAAGTCAGATAATAGAATAATAGAGAATCTACTTAAATGGTGGAACAATAAGTATGGAATGGTACCAGGTTTAAAGAATAACAATCTTTTTAAATTAGCTGCTGCTCTTAATGAATTTGGAATTAATAAAAGTGAAGCTGAAAATGTATTATTGAATTTTGATGAAGGAGGTAAGGATGCTGAGATAAGAAAAATAGTTAATTCAGCTTACCTTAAGACTTCACAATTTAACACTAAGTTTTTTGAGGATACTACATCTAAAATTAAGATTGAAAAACATATAAGAGCTGGAAAAAAGACATCTGATATTATTAAGATGTTGCCTGAGTTTTCAAATGATGAAATCAACAAATGTGTAGATGCAATAAAAGAGACTGGTAATATTGAAAACTTTTGGACTTATACAACTAACAACAAGATACTACTTAGTATTCATCAATATAAATTTTGGCTACAACAGAACAACTTTTATAAGTACTTTCCTACAGATAGTAACACATTTACTTTTATTAAGAAGGAACAGAATTTAATTGAAGAGACTAATGAGAAAAGAATAAAAGATTTTACATTAGGAGCACTACTTGCTAGACCTGAGATAGGATACCAACCTTATGACTTAATGGCTGGAGCTACAAAATACTTTACAGCTGATTTTTTATCTATGCTTGACAGCTCAGATGTTGAAATGCTAGAAGATACATCTGATAAATGTTACTTATACTACAGAAATTGTGCTGTTGAAATTAACAAAAATGAAATTATTACACATGACTATATTGATATTAAAGGTTATGTTTGGAAAAAACATATTATAGATAGAGACTATATTAATTCAAACTACAAAAAATCAGAGTTTAGACGTTTCTTGTGGTTAATTAGTGGTAGAAAAAAAGGAAGGTACATGTCATTTATGTCAGTTATTGGATACTTAATGCACTCTTATAAGACAAGTGCTAACAATAAAGCAATAATATTCAATGATATGAATGTGACTGAGAATCCTAATGGAGGTAGTGGTAAAGGTCTATTTTGGAATTCATTATCTAAACTTAAGAAAGTAGCCTCAATAGATGGTAAAACATTTGAATTTACTAAGTCATTCCCTTATCAGACAGTGTCAACAGATACTCAACTACTTATATTTGATGACGTTAAGAAGAATTTTAACTTTGAAAATCTATTTTCTCTAATTACTGAAGGAATCACACTTGAGTATAAAGGTCAAGATGCAATAAAACTACCAGTTAACAAGTCACCTAAGATAGTAATTACCACAAATTATACAATAGGTGGTGTAGGTGGATCATTTGATAGAAGAAAATTTGAAGTTGAAATGTCTGACTACTTTAACAGCAATCACACACCTATTGATGAATTTAAGCACATGCTATTTGATGACTGGGATAGTGAGCAATGGACAATGTTTGATAACTTTATGATACAATGCTCTCAATACTACTTATTAAATGGTTTAGTAGCTCACGAATTTACTAATCTACCAATCAGAAAGTATATAAAAGACACTTCTTATGAATTTTATGAGTGGGGAACAGATAATCTATCTCTTAATACTAGATTGTACAAGCATGACTTATATAATTTAATAACTAAAGATTATCCTGACCTTGTAAAATACTTGACACAAAAAAGATTCTCAGGGTGGTTAAAAACATTTGCTTCATTTAATGGCTACATTTTTTTAGAAGGTAAAACTAATGGTATAAGATGGGTAGAGTATGCAACTGATAATACAGTTAAAGAAGAAGTAAAAGAAGAGTATGATATTTTAGATGACTTAAATGAAATGGCAAAAAAATTATAACTATGATAATAAATTACAATCAAGAAGAACAATGGAGGTCTGAGAGACTCCAGAATGTTAAAAACAAAATAGAAAGCTATTGCTTTGATGAAGAAATCTTTAGCATAACTGACCACAAAGGCACACTAGAGGTAGATTGGATGACTCCAAATCCACATAAATTATTTATAAATTTAATAAAAGATTTTTGGGAGCTAGAAAATGAGCACTTAGTTGAAAATTATTACAAATCTAAAGCAATATGACCAAAGAAAACAGAGCAAAACTCAAAGCATTAGAGCTAGAGATATCAATGGCTAAGTCATCAATGAATCCAAAGTACATAGCACTTACAGAATGGAATGATAACTCAGCAAACAGCTTGACTAAGTCTATAATATTCTACATCAATGCTACTGGCAATCAAGCTGAGAGGATAGGTAATCAGGGACAATACAGAGAAGGTAACAAGATTCAAGTAGGAACTGGCGAGATAGCCTACACAAAGCAGTTGCCAGGTAAGTGGACACCAGGGCAAGGCACTAAGGGAACAGCTGACATCTCAGCTACTATAAATGGTAGGTCAGTCAAGATTGAAGTGAAGTATAAAAAAGATAGGCAGTCAGATGCACAGAAACAGTATCAGCAAAAGATAGAGACAGCCAAAGGTATCTATTACATTGCTAGAGACTTTGACACATTTGTAGAATGGTATGATAAAATAAATCAATAAAATTAGTTGCACAACTAAAAAATATTATTACATTTGTAAACAATTAAATAAATATATATGCAAACAGAAGTAACCAAAGTGCCATTGTGGACTAAGATCCATAAGGCAAAAATGAGCATTGGCAAAGTTGTTAAGAACAGCACCAATCCTCACTTTAAAAAGAGCTATGCTGACATTAACGCATTGCTTGAGACAGTTGAGCCTATCCTTCATGAGAATGGATTGCTCCTATTACAACCTATCCATGACAAAGTTCTGAGCACTCAGATAATTGACATTGAGACTGGTGAAATGATTGAAAGCTGGTTGACACTACCTGACAACATTGATCCACAAAAAATGATTGGAGCTACTACTTACTACCGTAGAGCAACTTTACA